CCGCTGACTGTTCCGGTTCCGCTGACGGAAGTTACCGTGCCGACGTTAGTCGTGTAACCAGCAGGGTTAGTCGCGTTGTACGGCGTGTAACCAAGAGCGGATGTGACATCGGCGCTTGTGACGCCCGTGCCAGCAGTTACACGACCCTTACTATCGACTGTGACCTTGGTGTACTGACCGGCGACGACGCCGCTAGCGGCGAGGGTCATAGCCACGGACGAACCGGTGCTACCGCTTCCCGTTACGTCACCGGTGAAACTGAGCGAACCAGACGGTGGCGGCTCCCATACCGTATTAGTACCGTCTGTCGAGAGGAACTTACCAGTCTGGCCAACCTGGGATGGGAAGAAACTGTTCTTAACAGCAGCAGACGGCGTACGTACTTCGGATGTATGAACGTACTGCGGGTGATCGTCGTCAGACAAACCAGACAGGTTACCGTGGTCAGTAGCAGGGTTTGCAGCGGAGCCAACTGCGGAGATAGAACGCAGATCGATAATGCTGACAAGTTGGGCGTTTACGCTATTTGCGTAGCCGTTTGAAGCTTTATAAATCAGTTTGTACAGCGGCCTAAACTCAACTGATGGGAACCCTATGAGCGTTAAATCAGCAAAGGAAAACGCTTCAGCCTCGCCCAAATTATCGGTAGCAGACTGACCGATGATCGCAATAACGGGGTACGTTAAATTGTTTGTGGCCAGAATCCATGTCGTAGCGTGTTGGTTGTTGCCAACGTCCGCCGTACTCCAAACACCACCTGAGACTGAGTTGTACTGTGGTCTGGATGTGCCCTGCTTAAATGGGAAATCTGTGGGCGCATCCATGACCCACGAAGTGCCTTGCAAGTGCAGGACTGGAATCTTCGCGGGGAACAACAAGTTCTGTTGGTATGTACCAGCGGTAGGCGTAGCAGTCGACACGATGTCGATCTTCATGTCCTCGTCAAAGAACGTACCAGACTCAATTGCAATCTGCGTCGCCGCATCGGTAGCTGAGTTGTTCAGCGTATAGCCACTAGCCAAGAAACCATTCGCGATAGCAGCGCCGCGAGTACGGTGAAGGTACTCATGGGTCTGCCAATCAAGCGTAATGCCGTGGCGCTCATCGCCGAAATAGATGGCTTGTTGAGTAGTCGCGTTCCAATACACGTACGCGGTAGGAGCATGCTCCGCCCACGTAAAGTAACTCATCTGCGTCGAGAGAACGCCCGAAGCGCTGAAATAGATAAAGTGCAGGCCAGTGGTGTTAGGGATAGTTACCAGCTGGACGGTCGTGTACGTGTACTTAACACCCTTACAGTAGACGTCGAACGACGCCCCAGTCGGGGTGATCGAGAATGTGCGTATGCCGCTGTCAAACGTGATAGTCGTCTGGGACTTGTCCGGAAAGCCGATAGGCTCGCCAGACGGGTTTGCCCCAGCGACGTCGTTCAGTAGAGCAGCCGTAAGGCGCAGCTCTACCTTGGTACCGGCAGCAAAGGAAGCCGGGCTAGTGCCATCCTGACCGCGAGTGACCGTGAGCACGTTGCCAGAAACGGCAGTGACACGGACGATCTCGCGAGTAGGACTGGCGGTGTCAGTATCCAACGTGACGTAGGTGTGGTCCCCCGCCGTCAGGATCGGAAACTTAGAACCGTCTACTACCGTTATGGATGTATCCGACGTGCCGATAGAAGAGGCAAGTTCGGTAGTTGCGTTGTTACTAAATTTTACTGACATAGCTAGCCCCTCGATAACAACTTACTTAGGAAACCGTAACGCTCCAAGTAATCGTCATCGAGTCAGAAGCACCTTTGTTGACCACAGCAAACGTCGTGCGGCAGAACATCGTACCAGCAGTATTAGCGTTGAACAGGCCAGCCTCGGTAATCGCACCGGTACCAGTCCCGGCAGGAAACGAAGCGACGTACGCTACGACGTTGTTCGTCACCGTGGTCGAGGTCAAAGCCACACGAGCGGCTTCGGCTCCGAGGGCAGTGTCGCCAGCAACAGCGGCAGTCGAGTTGGTGCCGATGCCCATGTGGGACATGGCGGCCGACGTAGTGTCCTTAATACGGCTAGCAACAAAGTTCTTGCCCGTAGTAACAACAATGTTAGGTACATCAAAAACCGTCTCGCCATTCAGCGCGATGGTCAGATGTCCTTTCATTTTCAGATCATCAGACAGCATAGGAGTTCTCCTAGTTATTGAATGGCGCTGAGTTAAAAGCGCCGATGTTTAGCACCGAAGAAGCGGTAGACCTCTTCGCTACGACCAAAGACTCGTTCACAACGAACACGTCTTCCAAAGAGTTTTCTGCAGAATACGAGAACGAGTCTGTTGCTTCTACGGCGTCATCTGCAGCTTTTACTAACTCAAAGACCGATTCGTCAGAAAAACCAAAAACGTTAGTCTTAACAGCGTAGGTGTCTTTGATCACGCCATCAACGGTGGTCGTGTCATCGAGCGTAAACACGTCATTGAACGCACGGCTGTACACAACGACCCGTTCAAACAGGTCATCGGCAGCCAGAGTGTCCGACTCGGGGCGGCTGTAATCGATGGACGGTGTGTCTGTTACTAATGCTTCGTCAGCAGCAAACGTCTCAAACAGGTAGGCCAGCGAGTCAACAGGCAGCAGTTCTTCGGCTGGGCCAAGGTTAAGATCGAAGATCGGACGTACATCGCTTACCGCTGTCACTTCCTCGAAGAAGCTACGAGAGAACGAAACAACAGCTGAATAAATATCGGCAGTAGAAATACCGTCCAGAGCGTCCTTAAATACCGAAAGGGCAGGGCCGGGGTCTTGCATGGTAGCGGAGCTAGCAAGCTCCTTGGCTACCTGCCATGAGTTAATCTGGTCTGAAGCGCCTAGAACATCTTGGGTAAGCTTATTGACGCTGAGCAGCGTCTGGTCTTCTACTACCGACAACGAGTCAAAAAACTCGCGCTGTATGATCAGTAAGACGTGTACCAAATCAGAAGTAAAAAGTGCGTCGCCGTCGACGTTCTTACTGTATCCGATAGCCGCCTGCTCGGTCAGGTGGGCCAGGTTGGACAGGGGGCGTTCGAAAGCCAGCGAAAGCGCGTCCAGAAAAGATACAGCGTCTGTATCTTTGAGGTATCGGTTCTTCGTATCCGGGTCGAGTACCAGCTCCGATGTTTGAAGGTCTCGGAAGTAGATCGAATTGACCAGCCGCCGGTAGTTGACCGTAGTCTGATACAGCGGGTAAGCCAGCAACGCCGAGTAAACCGGACGGGTGACTATAACCTCTGCTGCTCTGAATTGGGGTGCAACAACCCGCAGGCTACGGGTCGACACGACCGCCTGTAGGTTGGTTACATGCTCAACTAAGAGGCGGATAGCCACTAGTCAAAATCACTCCGTACTTTGAGCTTAATCAGGTCATTTACGGTCTGAATGCCGCCCGACAGGAACGTAACTTCCAGCTCCGCCTCAAATGTACCAGCCGTATTAAGGGTGCCGGTCGGGAAGTTGGTTATGACTTTACCCTGTAGGGGGTAGGTAACCGTGCAAGTAAGGGTGTTCTTCACGGTCGTGCTACCGAGTTCACGTATACGGAGGCGAACAGTCGCCCCCGTGAGGTCCACAGGAGCCCACGTAGCGCTGTTATTCGGGTCGAGGACAGTCCCAGGCGCAGCCGTATTGCTGTCCTTCAGGGTGAAGGTCAGCTCGGGCAGCGTGTCCCCAGCCACAAGATTGAGAGTGTCGGAGTACGCCATACTAGAAACCCCTGTTTGCCATAATATTAACAGGACTAGCCTGCCAATGCACCTTTCCGCAACCCGGACAGGTACAATTGCCGCTCGTCCTGTCGCCGTTTTACCAGCCCAGGTAGCACCCTGCCCCCGGCCTTGGTCCATTTCATGAACTGCTCTGCCGCCTCTTCTAACTCGCCCCGGTTGAACTTCATGCGCAGCGAACTACGTTGCAGATTGCCGAGGCCCACGTTGAAGGCAAAGCTGACCAGAGCGTCGAAGACTCCCTGACGGCCAGAAGCAGCAGGACACAGTCTAAGTACACCACGCTCAAAACGGCTAAGATCCTGAGCAAGAATAGAATCAACCTCTCCCATGGAGAGGACGCGGTCCCAGCCAGGGGGTATCGATAGACTGCGCCGTTCTTCATACTTTACCGCCGTGTGGGTAGGGTCAATTACGTGGCCGACGCCGACCGTCCACAAGAGGGCAGGACAACGGTAAGGTTTATTCCTTACCCCCTCGTGGTGTTTGATCATTTCAATGGCGGCGGAAGAGACTTTCACTGCCAGTCTGCCTCATCGGTGTTTGACTCATGCCCGGTTACAAGCGCCCATATAAGAACGATGTACAGGTGAATCATTTCTTGTTGAACGCCTGAGTACCGAACCAGAAGGCGATGATCGAGGACAGGATCAGCATCTCGTCGTCCCCGAACACGTTCTCCATGGCCACAGCAAATGGCACGCCTTGGTTCCAGGCGTACCAGATGCCCGTGACGTTAAGGGCGACCAGTTCCAGCACGAAGATGTAGGTGACAACCGGGCGAACCGAGGCTCGCAGGTTGATCATCCACTGGGATGCGCCTTTGCCAATTTCGATGTCGTGCTGGTAGAGAGCCTGACGCTCATCAGCATCGGTCTGAGTCTGGATCTGCTCAAGCTTGATCTCTTCGACCTTTGCTTGTGCGAGAAAGCCGCGCTCGGCCAATGCCAACTCACGCTCCTTCTGAGCTACAACCAGGGCCAACTCGTGCTTCTTGTCCTGCCGATCTTGGAAAATGGACAGAATCTTCGGCAAGCCGCCTGCCAAAAAGGACAGGAATGTACTAATCATGGTCATCATTTGTCGTTCCTCTTGTTGATCAGATCAAACAAAGTTTTGATCTTGTCCTCTAATACGGCAACCCGCAGATCAAGCTTTGACAGCACAATGATCAGCGTGATCAGCGCCAGAATGACTGGCCATGCCCTGGTAAATATTTCAAACAAGTCCATAAGTACCCCTTACAGCACGTTATAAACGGGCAGCAGCCGGTCCTTCAACGTCCGGTCTACGCGCCAGCCATTTTGAAAGGCAGTATCAATAGTCTCAGCCGTGGGGCCTAGCAGCGTGAACAACGGACTATCGCCGAAGTTTGTTGCCTGCGAGGCTCCTGTAATCAGCCCAAATGGGCCACTAAAGTTTGACTTCTCAAACGCGGTACCAAGGTACTCTGGCCAGTCCATACGGTCTGTCTTGAAGTACTTCTGATCAGCTTCAACAAAGGGGAACAATGCTGCGAGGCCAAACTTAGCGTACTCGCGGAGCTCCATCCCCATCATTGCAAGAGGCATCGTGGCTACCGCAGTCAAAGCCATCAAGCCGACAGCCGAACCAACGCGGCCCCACGGGGTGCCAATGTTCTGCTCACGCAAGCGAGTTTCAGCTTCGCCGAACATACCGCCAAGGATGACTTTACCGTAGGAGTAGAAATACCCCTTCAGCTGCCAGATCAAAGCGTAGTGCGGGTCAGACGCCCAAACAGGACGCTCTGCCGCATTAGGACGAAGCGTGGAGGATTCAACAAAACGCTGCAAACCTTGAGCGACCTTCTTACCTTCTGGCGTGGTCAGCTTGCGGCCTCCAGCAATCCAATCCAGCACTTCCTGGCGTGTCAGGCCAAGTTCGCTGAGGTAACGATCTGCTCGCGGGTTATTGAACTCGTTGCGTGCGTGCTTGGTGATGAACTGTACGCCCATGCCAGCCGCAAACTCACGGGTAAACCGGGTGAACCAGTTAAGACCAGTAATGTTGAACCACCAGTCAGACGCCTTACGCGCCATAGGGTCCATGTAATCGGCGTCAGCTTCAGTGATCCAAGAGTTAGCTACGGCTTCTGGCGTAACCACGCCGATGTCACGGGCTAGTTGCATGGCCTCATCGCGATTTTTAATCGTCGCAATGACTTCTTTCATGCCAGTTGTCAGCGCCCCGAACTCTTTCGAGGCGATGACTGGGCCAGCCAAGTCCGTTACAGACGAGATAGCAGCAAACGGAAGAATCGTGACGAACTGAAGGAACTGCCCCCAGCTGTTCAGCTTGCGCCAGAACGGACTGAGCGGGGCGCGGTAGCCCATGTAAGTGTTGATAACGCCCATGGCCGCTTCGCGGTCCTCTGGGTTAAGTCTATCGAGCAACGGCCTAAGTAGATCGTTACCCTCATCGTCCTTAGTGGCGCGGTCAAACTCAACGCGCTTAACGACGCTTCGGATATACCGCGAGAAGGCTTCTTTCGGCGGTACGAGAAACGCGCGAAGATCGTTACGGGACACGTTGGCGGTGAGTTCAAGAGCCTCGTTAACGCTAGCGTTCGGATCGAGCGGATTGCCTTCGACGTTGTCGCCATTAACAATGGCCTGCTGCAAGTCGACGAGTTTCTCCACTCGTCTGCGAATTGTCTGCGGGTTGGCGCTGGGATCAGAGCGAACGATCAGATCAACAAACGCCTGTGGATCGTTTGCGATAGCAATAAGATCGAGAACGCGGGGGAAGTAGTTCTGTTGGAAGCCGATCTTAGTTTTAGACGGCGAGACATACTCGGCGTAGAACTCTTCCAAGAACTGACGGATAGCCAGCGCTTTACCGGTAAGCTGAGAAGTCGGTGTATCAGACTCAGCCTCAGCAAATGCGGCGTCGAGAGCCGGATCATCCATCGCGCCGATTTCTTTCTCGATACGGTTCTTGTACTCGTCGAACGTGCGTGCAGCCTGCGGTACAAATCCAAGTCGGCCCTTGCCGGTTGGGTCTTGTGCGCGAACGTAGAACATATCCGCAAGCTCATCCCCGCCGTACATACGAAGTATGCCGTCTGCGGTCATCACGAACTTGAGGATCGGTTGGACGTACTTGTTGCGCTTAAGCGACGAAATCTTCGACTGCCAGTGTGCGGCAAGCGCCGGGCCCCCGCCTTGGATTGTCATCTCGTCAAGTTCGTAGACGAACGCTTTTTCGGTGAAGTTAAGCCCGTTCTCATTGACCTGATTACGCCGGGACTCAATCACGGAGTCCATAAACGTTTCGAAGTCTTCGTTTAGTCGTTGCGAAAATCGCTTGCGAAAACTCTCGCTGGTAGCGCGCCACAGACCACGGAGGCGGTTTACGAAGTCCCGGAAGAATCGATCGCCAAGCTTCTGTGGCTGCTTATTTTTATACCGCTGATTCGCCCACAGGGCTACCTGGTCAGAGAACCACTCTTCGAAACCGCGATCAAAGCCATACCGCTCGCTAAGGCCCTTAAAAGTTGGGGACGCTTTATAGGCCTTAAAAAGACGATCTCTCAACGCCTTGTTTTGGAGGGCCTTATCGCGCTCTTCCTTGTACAAGCTATGGCCAATCTCGTGCGCGACTACAAGTGCATCCTGTAAAGGGTTGCGGGTTTCGCGGTAGATAATCACCTTACCGTAAGGGCCAGACACGTGCCTGCCGAAATTGCTTGGGTTTTCACGAAGGCTATTCAAGCTGATCTGCACAGACTCAAATGCGCCTTGGAACTCGGCTGCGAGCTGTTCCGTGGTCATGCCGTCGAGCTGGGCAAACGTGTAGATTCGTGGCGGATTCTTAAAGTTAAGGGCGGCCAGCAAGTCCTGGATGACACCCTGCACCATGCTGTTTACAGCGCCAGACACCACCGCCTGCTCTCGCGGTGAGAGCGGGGTTTCTTCTGTGGGGCGTAAAGTGCTAGGGGCTGCGCCGCGACGGAGATCAATTGCCGACACCGGCGTGTCAATGTTCATCGGCGTTAGGAGCTCACCGCCCGTAACGCTCGACTCGATCATACGTTCTGTTTCTGTACGGCCATCTGAAACATCGTCTCTCGGCGGGCCGAGTGGTTCAGCAGCAAGCGCAGCTTGGCGCTCTTCTGCCGTCATAACTGGCTCTTGGACGGGGTTCAGAAGATTGTTCAGAGAGATGCGGCTAGTACCTACTACCGCTGCCGTGACGTTGCCAAGTTGCTTTGGGATACGATTCTGGTTTCGAAGGATGGACTGCCCGTCGATCTGGACGTCGTAGCCCTCGACAGCCATATCGCCAAGAATCTCCAAAAGTCCTGCTCTAGCAGCGGCCGCTGGAGCCATGAAGGTAGCGCCAGTACGCGGGGCTTGGCGTAACTGAAAGCCTGCGCCTTCACGGCCCTCGATTAGACGCTGGCCAGCAGCGGTCAGATCAACAAGGTTAACGGCTGATTTCTTACCGTCCGGGCCAACAACCACAACACGAGAGTTACGAGCATACTTACTCCGCCGTGCACGTTGAATGGCCGACTGCAGGAACGCTCCAAGGTTGAGACGTACTTCGTTGCCAGAAGTATCGATGGCTCGAAACAGGTCACCAAAATCTTCTCGTACGACTTGGAAGCCACCGTCAGGAGTATCCTCAATAGATACAGCCGAGTCAGGGTTTGAACGCTGCTCGTTAGCGGCTGCGTTCAACATGGCCTCAGTCATCGCCCCAAAGCGACGGTCGTTCCAGTTTGTCTCACCAAACACGCTATCGAAATTAGCGCGAGCCTGGGCCGTATTATCAAACGTACGAGTCGGATCAGCCTTACGGCCGTATGCACGAACAATCGTACGCTGCCCTTCTACGGTCTGGGTTCCCTGAGCAAAGGTATCTACGTCAGTCTGGTCTTCAGTCCCATCCTGATCGTCTTCAACATTCATCTCGCGGATTTCAACGCGCTGCTCTGACTCAAAGCGGCGCTTGCGATCTTCGAGTGCCTTCTCGACAGTGGTCTGCTCGACACGACCGCCCTCTGGCATGAGCTTGCCAGCTGCCTGAAAAGCCGCAGGCAAGTTGTCTTGTGTTGTGGCCTCTTCGGATACAACACGGCCTTCCCTGTCGAACACCTGAACGACTAGGTCACCCGGATTAGCAGAGTTCTTTACTGCACTGTAGCCGAGAGCAACCTGGAGAGCTTTGTCGGACGCGCCAGCGGCTACGACTTCCTCGACCAGATTGCGGTTGGTGGATACGATCGTGCCCCGGCCAGGAATGAACGAAGCAAACGCCTCGTTTCCGTCTATAACGATCTCAGAAATCTTATTGGCGCGGGCTTTGATCTTAGTAGCCTCACCGGCAACCCACACGGCCTGCTTGCCGCTAGTAGGGTCAAGCATCGCCCGAAGCTGTGCGTCGATATCGCGCTCTGGCTCAGGAGTCGTGCCACCAGAGAAGATGTCACCGAATTGTTCTCGGTTGACCTGGTCATTGACCCGTTGCTCACGGGCGGTGTCCAGCATGCGACGGGCGCGATCGAAGATGCTAGCGGCTTTATCTACAACGTTACCGGCTGCGTCGCGAGCACCTTGCGGAGTACGCGCGATAGCGTCGCCTGTAGCGCCAAGGACACCGCCAGCTGCGCCGGGAGCAGCACCGCCAAAGAAGCCAGCAAAGGCTGATTCGGCCAAACGCATCTTGGCGTCTTCGGCTGTGAACAGCGGGTCAAGATCAGCACGGTTAGCAACCGCGATGCCTTCCTGCGCCAGTTCAGTCGTCGCTTCGATAGCGCCGCCCTGCAAGGCACCAGTTCCGATGCGCTTGGCGAAGTTAGCAAAGATCCCGCCTTCTACGGCAGCACGCTTTGTAGCCTGCTCACCGATCAGTTTGAGCAAGGCGTACTCGCTGCCCACGCCGATAGCGGCTTGTGGGACAGCGACAGCAGCAGCACGAAATGCTGTATCTCTATCAAGAGGCTGGCCGGACTCCAAGGCTTCCGACAGGTTGCTGCCCGACAAAGGCGCAAACTCAGCAGCAAAACCACCACCGATTGCGCCACGCGTAGCCGCTTGACGAAGCGAGCCGTAGGCCAGCTCAGCGATCTGCTGCTCGGCGGGGTCGGCGACACCCTGAACAGTACGATCAACCGAGTCCTTAATAATACGCTTGGCCGCCTGGCGGTTTACCTGGTTTAGTACGCCGCGACCTACTACGCCTGCGATAGCGCCTGTACCAGCGCTAGCAATAGACAGAGCTGCGGAGGGCAGGACTTGTCCTGTCCCCTTAGCAGCTTGAGTTATGAATCCGCCAAAAGTCGGTTCAGACAAAAACTCTTCAAAAGTCTCCACGCCGTCAAGCGGGACGGAAGCAAACTCTTCGCGCATACGCGCGCTAGCGATGTTGTTTGCTGCTTCGTCTCTATCACCGGTAACGGTGTTAAACAGCGCACGAAAGTATTCAATATCCGCGCCGAGCGATTCAGCGCCGGTCTGTATCCCCGCACGAAATACGTCACCAGTTGTAGCCGGAACGGGGGTTGCGACCTGGCGCTGCCCCCGCAGGACTTCCATGCTGTCCGGCCGGGGGGTAGCGGGGTCTTCGGTATCTAAAACTTCAGAGACACTTCTACGCGGGTCCGCGAGCTGGAAGAAGGCCTGAAAGCGATCTTGTGCCACGAATTACCTGCCCCGTGAATTGTAATTAGCTGCATCCAGAACGAGTTTGTATACCTGGCCATTGAGATTCTGAAGATCCTTAGCGTCTACGGCTTCGTCTACAGGGGCACCGCGTTCGTTAGTGTAATAGAAACGTGTTGGGCGGCCGTTGCCATCTTTCTCAACCCGCACGCGGGCGAGGTCGAAGTCTGTCGACGAGACAGTGTCCACCGCATCAGCGCGGAAGAAGCTGACGAGAGTCTCAATAAAGCCACCTTTCTCTTCGGCTGCCAGTGCGGCCACAGTGGTGCTAAGCGCTGGGCTCATAGCTGTAAGCGCAGCCTGACCTTCTGCTTTAGTTGGGGCTTGAATAGCCCTATACAAAAATGGAGCCATTATGGAGTTTGTAAATCGAGAAGCAGTTGCCTTGTTTAAGTTCTTTTCGCTGCCGTCTTCGCCAAAAAAGATCTTGTTTGCGGATTCAATGAACTGTGCCCCCGAATCCACTACATTTCTCTGTTTTTCGTCAATATCGTTAAAGAGGTCTCGACGCAGTTCAGCTATACGTGTGTTTACCGTAGCCTGATTAATAGCCAGTTGCCCCCGCGAAATATCATTTTGGTCGCGCTGAATATCTGCGGCATCAGACTGTTGACGGCTGATGCTGACGCTGCCGGTTTCAAAGATGTTTGACATCTCCTCCGACATCTGTTTGCGAATAGTTGGATCCTTTTCAGTTGCCAGGATCACGGCGCGAGCCATAGCTCGGTCTATATCATTCAACCGCAACAGGCCACGAACGTCGTTTATACCCTGCGACTGTAGATTTTCTGAAACAGCAGTGGCAACAGCCGGAGACACTGTGATTCGGCCAGCGTTAATATCGCGGTCAACCGCGTTATTTGAGCGGCCAGAAACCGCTGCAGAAATATCGCGGACTTCAGTGCGAACCCCCCGGTCCTGAATTGTTATTGCAGCGCCATTAGTCTTATTAAGGGCGAAATAACTTGATGCGCTATCACCGCCTTCCATCTGAACTATAGCCGCCATCAATACTGGTATTTTTGATACCGGTATTTTTTCGTCAGGCCGTATACCTGTCGCTTTTGAAACAAAATTAGTATATTTAATTGGATCGTTTTTATCCGCTGCTGGTGCGTATTCGCTGATGAATTTTTGTAATGTGTCACCTCTCCCAATGTCTAGCCTGATTTGCTTTTCTAATGCGACAAGCCCAGCCTCTCGCGTCGGGAAAATAGCAAATCCATTTTCGTCTTTGCCGGTTGATCCGCGCTGGTTAGCGAATCTTAAATTTCCAGGATTGTTATTCCGTACGGCCGGGACGGCAGAAGATGTTGCCGAGGGTGTGCCACGGATGTCGTTTAGAATAGCAGCCTGACGGTCGGAGCGGTCTTTAGCCGCCCGTTCACCGAAGCCGAGGGCCGTAGCCGCGTTAGAGGCGGCCGTTGTAACTGCGCCAGAGATGTCTGACAACAAAGTATCTGTTTCGCCCGTCGCACGACGAACGTTAGCCATCTGATTTCTAAGCGAGCCGATCTCCCGCTGCGTCATACCATGACGACGCGACAAGTACGGTTCAAGACGCGATGCGGCGTCCAAATCGCCCTGACGGAGCGAGTACATGTACAGGTTCGTCAGCTCGTTCTTATTCATGCCGTTGCCGACTGCTTCAAGAGCTGCGGCGTCGCTCTTGACTCGGCTGTACGCGCGTTCGGTGACGGACGATTGGGGCGGTGGGGGCTGACCGGTCGACGGGGCAGTGCGCGGTGCGGAAGAAACAACAGGAGCCTGATTACTACGGGGTTGGATAGCACCGGCGTTAACCAGATCAGCCTCTAGACGGTCGAGAATCTGATTCTCTTCATTAGGAGTAGAAGCCGACGCCAGCGCACTAGCAGCGGCTCGACGTGCTCCACCGGCAACGGGCAACGAATTAAGAATGGTGTTCTTGCGATCGATGCGATCGATCAGCTCATTACGAGCCGCGTCTGCATCCACGCGTCTTTCCTGCGCCCGGAAGATCGTCGGGCTAATGAGCGACGAGTTAGAGACTACCTGGGTCTGGTAGTACAGGTTGCCCAAGTTAGCAAGAGTACGGGCATCAAAATTAACGACTTCAGAATCAGGATTGCTAGAGCCGTCACGAGTAACTACGCCTCTCGATCCATCCTCGTTGCGGACAGTGATGGCGTAGCCGCCATCGGGCAGGGGCTGAATTGCCTCTGCACGCGAGTTCTTCGGCAGCTCGCCGCTCCTGTTCACCAGGTCGAGGCCGATGCTAATCGCGGTGCGATCGCCTGAGTTGATGCCATTTCTAAGCTTATCGCCGTCAATCGACAGCATGTTTGGTGCAAGAAACCCTGCAGCGTTAAGGCCCTGGACAAACTTATCGTTGTCTCGAATTGTGTTAAGCCGATTGGCTTCTTCGACAGCACGACGATTAGTATCTTCGTCAACAGCGACTTGACGCTGAAGCAAGCCAATACGACGTTCGCCTTGGGCTAACTCATCCTGGGCTAATTGATTGCGAATTCGCTGCTGGCCCATAGCCTGAGCGCCTTGAATACCAGCAAGGATCGCACTACCAAGATCTTGTGCCATGACTTACCTCTAGAATGCGAACGCCAAGATAGCAGCTGATGCCAGCGAGCCAATCGTGGAGTAAGTATTTGCTTTCGACTGCGCTTTGGCCTGAGTGTAGGCGTTACGACGCGCGGTTGCGTCCGCTGCTGCTGAACCAAGTTGTTGCTGCGAAGCGCGGTTTACGCCCTGACCAATGTTGATTAGGTCAGACAGCAAGGCCGTATTGGCTTCGCGCTGGGCGATCTTAGCGTCGTTGACCGCCTGAATACCGCCGAGCGTATTGGCTCGCTGCAAACGCAACCCCTGCTGCTGTATCTGATCGGGGGTTAGGGCTACACCGTATCGTTGAACATTGCGGGACGCGACGCCTTGCGTCAGAGCCGAAGCAACACCAACGTCTTTACGGGCCTGATCAATCAACGCGCGATCGGTTTGAGCCTTGTTAATCAGCTGTTCTTCAAAACCGCGATAGTTTTGAATGTAGTCAAGGTACTCTCGACGAGTCAGATCAGCGTAGGCTTTCTCAGGATCGGCTACGTCGGTAAGACCGGCAGACGAGCGGTTCTGAGTGTACACCCTATCAGAGTCGTCAACGCCAGTGCGACCGCCAGACAAACCGTTCTGAGTAGCACCAGTAATCTGCATCTGCTGTTGCAGGCGCAGCATTTCTTCTAGGTTTAAAGAAGTCATTGAAGGAGTAACCATTACCTAGCCCCCAAAAAATTGCGAGTAGCCAAGTCGGTTCCTTGCGCCAGTAACTTTAGCACCGCTACGATTGACCGGAGTAAAGAAACTACCACGTGTAGGTTGGCCAGTTGCAGCGTCTACTGCTTCAGAGGAAGTCGACATGTTATCTAGACCTTGTGCAACAAGCGTACTGCCGACCTGAGCAACCGCCGCCTGCTTAGCCTGGGCAACCATCTGATTTGCGCGGGCTCTTTCAAGTGCGCTCGACGTAGCAAGGCGGCTGGCCTGAGCCATTCCACTTTGCGCGTCAGCCGCCTGGCCACGGGCAGTGCCGAGCACGTTGGACTGCATAGTGTTCTGAACTTGTTTCGCCGCTACGTTTGCAGCGCCAAGCTGGCCCGTAAGCGCCTGAGCTGTGTCGCCAGCAGCAGTTGAGCTAGTAGCAGCCTCATAACTAGGAGCAGAAAGCGCCTGCATAACGTCCGCATTGGCGCGACCGCGAAGGCCCGACTGGACATCCTCGGTCAAAGACTTGTCGCGCATCTGCTGCAGGAGCGGATCGTACTTCTCTTTGAAGTACTGATACTCTGCCATAGCCACCGAAGCAGAGGCTTTCTCTGCGTCACTTGCCTTGTAATCAGAGGCTTTTGGTTTGCTGGCCACTATAGCTCCCTCGTATACACCACGGTATCAATCGACCAACCGTTCTCTGTTAAGTGCGGCATCAAGCCTAGGAAGGGCGACCTAGTTTCAAGGTAGCTGTACCCCGCCTCGCGCGCCGCTCTCTCGAAGAACGATTGATACTTAGATACCAAGCTATTCCCCTTTTCCTTAGCCCATGCGAGCCAAAGAAACATCGTTTTCTTACCTGTGAAGGTGTCAGTCTCGGTTGTCGAAACGACGAAGCCTTCACTAGTCACCCAAAGCACGGCTTGCTGGCTAACGCACGCCGCGTACACATCTTCCGCCCGATACGTAAGAGCCTTAGAGTTACGTAAGATCTCTTCAATACCCGGTCTTACCCAATCCCACTCTCTACGAACGTCGGCTACGAACGGCTCAACCGCCGCGACCGTAACGATTTCGCCGTTGTGAGAATGGAGTGTAGATCCCGCCATACGCTACCTTCCTAGCAATACCAACGTCGGCGTTCCTAGCGCGACGATCAGCCTGTGTAATGCCTTCATTAAACAGCGACGAGTACACCTGTGCGCCGCCGAAATCAGTCCAGTCTTTGCTCGGTAAACGCAGCAAACGAAACAAAGCGCCGTTGACGATTGTATCGCGATACTCAGTCATCAGCTCATCGTCAGCGGCAGTAGAAGTCTGCGTAGGCTTCAACTGCGCTCGCACGATGGTGCTGGAGGCTTTCGTAACGTTAGGTACAGGCACCATCCAGAACAGAGACTGGCTGGTCTTTACGTAGTATTCCGGCGTGCCGCGATTGTCGGCGTCTCGCCAGTTCTGCTTGCGCTGCTCTAACAGACTGGTGCTAATCGGCTCGATGTCCTTGCCATCGTGCACAACCCACATGATCTTATGCACAACCGTGCCTGACGGTGGTTCGAGGTCATACTCGTACACACCAGCGACAGTCGTGATCGGATCAAGCTCGGCCTGAAGCACAGCCGCCTTTTCGCACAGCTCGATGACGGCTGCTCGAATGTTGTTTTCGATCAGCGTGTCTGGACAGCCCGGTACCATCGGGATGATCTCAGGAAGCAGCGACTCATAGAGCGCCATGTCTTATTACCCCGCTACGACTGGGGCGGACATCACCGGGCGGCTTGCGTCAAAGTTTGGCGAAGTAACGGCGTCAAGCTGCGCCTTACCAGTAATTGATGCCATGAACAGCTGAAAGTGAGAAGACGCTCGCTGCTGATTGCCCGCATAATCCGCGTCCTTCATGTAAGCCATGTAAAGAACATAGTTCATGACGGCGTTCGCAAAAATGTCCGGAATATCGAGGTTTCCGTTCTGAGCAACAGTCGTCGGGTTGGCCGAGTAAATGATCTCTACATAAGAGGCTGCAGGCGACGCAACGCCGGGGTACACGTAGAAGTTACGCGGGTTCTGCTCGTCATAGATGTAGTGCTTTATAACAGCTACATGTGCAGCGTCGCCTGTAACGAGCGGGTCGTGCCAGTCAGGAGTCTGGGCATCAAGAACTTCGCGAGACACGATGCGAACAGCGCGCTTACCAACACCGCTGGAAGCTGCCGACATGTTACGGACCACCCGAAGTAGGCGGTTACCGTCACTGGGAATCTCCTGTTTCGTACCGGCAGCAAGAGTGACGGTTACGTTCTTAGCAGAAGCATCTGGCTTGAGGAGGGCAACCTCTCGCTGGGCGTCATTAACCCAGAGTACGAGCTCATCCACTACAGGCCAACGGACACCGGTCGTGTCCTGAAGGGTCTTTTGAACCCGATCAATAACGCTTTGTACGGTGACAGCCATGATCTACCTCACGAGTGTAGGAACGCCTCCCAAGCAGCTTCGCGGTCCTCGGTGCTAACAGTACGCCCGACAACACGGTTAACCGCCGACGCTTTGGGCGTCCCATCAGCCTTAAAATCTTCGGGATCAGCAAACTGTACCAGTTTCTCCATCCCGTTAATAACATCATCAAGAGACTTGAACTCTTCAAAAGCCTCGACTTCAGCGGCCTTGGCGATAGGTTCCGTCACAGTCTTCGCCGGTGCTGGCTTAGCCACAACCGGCTCGGGGAGCTTCAACACATCCGTCTGTTTTGCTCCCATCTGAAGGGCTAGTAGTCCGATCTCATCAGACACTTCGCGCTCGACACCCGGAAGAAACAATACACACGCACCGCTAAGGGTGGCTACCCGAATCTCTTGGTCTGCAATGACCTTCACGGAACCTCCTGGCTTAAAGAGTAGGGGACCCCCTCCGAAGAGAGGGCCCCCTCACGACTTAGATGGCCGTGTCGAGCGCGATCACGCCAAAGTCTTGGACGCTGGCAGTGACATCGCTGTTGTACTTCGGCTTGCGGAGACCGAAGATCTTACCAATCGAGATACCAGACTGGTTCTGGTAATCGAAGGTATCTTCGACGATTTCCGGCAGACCGATGTCGGCCATAGCGAGAGCCTGAGCGCCGCAGAAGAGGGCACGACCACCAACAACGTTGGCGTTAGCACCCCACTTGTAGCCAGCGGCACCGGCATTCGCCGAGGTACCAGTCGTCGCGCCAGCAGTGTTAAACACATGGCGGAACTCGTGGACCATCACACCGTCGACCATCAGCGAGCTCGAACCAGCGAACAACTGGTTGCTCGGACCACGGATGCCAGCGTTACGCACGTTGGCAAGGAAGTCCGAATCGAGCTTGAGGGCGGCCATCTGCTGCGGCGTCACGAAGAGGTGGAACACCTCGTCGTTACCAGCGCCGCGAACACCACGGACGTACTGGTCCTTAGCGTAGGCCTTGAGGGCCACGATATGGCGATACTTGAGGATGTCAGCAGACGTGATCGTGGTCGTATCACCGGCGACGATGTCGTTGCCCGAAACGCGACGGTGACGAGCAGCGGTCGGAGCCGACACGTCCGAGGCGAACTCAAGGTTCGACAGGTTCTGGCCAGAGGCCAAAACGCTGCGAAGACCACCGCTCGTCTTGTGCGTGTAAGCAACACCGGCGAGCGTCAAGAACGCGAGCTGGTCCATACGGTCAGCCATCGCGTAGGCGAGGGCGTCGCGGCTGGTCTCACGGAAGTTGACGACCGACTTCTGATCAGCGAGGCGACCGGCAATGCGGTTCGCAAAGCGCAGCTGATCGAGCTCGATGGTGATGTCGTAAGCGCGGAGCGCCTCTTCATTACCCTCAAGCGTGGTGTCGCCCGTCACGCCGTCACCGGTCATATCGGCGAGCAACGTGATGACAGCCTTCGTGCCCTTGTCTGACTTCGTCAGCTCGGTCACGCGCTGGATCATTGCATTAGAACCCGAACCAGCGAACTGGTTCACAAACGACATATTGCGAGCGACGCGCCAGAAATCACGGCTCCACGCCGTGAGTTGATCACTAGTCAGCGCCGCAAAGTTAGTAAGAGCCATTTGGCTTCTCCTTTAATTGCGTTACAAAATCTAGTAATGCACATGCATTACCAGCCTACAGCCGACTTGTGGTGCGGCTAAACCGTTTCCCCGTATCGTGGGGTCACGACTTAGCGCGTATTAACGAGGCGCGACCTCGGCACGTTTAACGCCTATGCGGGGCGAAATCAGCACGTTTTTAACGTGTGCGACACGGCTGGATATCGTTCCAACGGACGAGTTCAGTTGTAGATTAACAACAGAGTAGAAAGTTCGCAACTATTTAATAAGAATATTTCTTCTTGGCCGCCTTCTTAGCAGGCTTTTTAGCGCCGTGGGTCTTACCCGGCATCATGGTGCCATCCGGCATGCGGTGCATCGGGCCTTTTTCGCCCTTTTTCTTCATCTTCATACGCTCGTCTCCTGTGGTTAACGGTATCGCGCCGTCTTCTTGGCGATACGCTTGGGTTGCTTCGAAAACTGCTCCCCCTTAGCAAGCGAACGACGCTTGTTACGGGTGGTAGCAGCATACTCTTGCGGGGACAGCGCCTGCCGAGCTTTCTTCGGCAGGTACCGTTCGCCAGTCGCTTTAGAGCCTTGGGTACTGTTCTTGCCAGAACGGGTACCCCAGTCCTCCTTAGTCCACTTTTTAAGGGACTTCTGTGACTTAGCTAACCCCATGGACTAATCCTTCTTCATCTTACGAAGGGTCATGGCCAAACGGGCACGCTGGCCGGTTTTGCCTGACTTCTTGGCTGCTGCTTTCAGCTCTTTAGCCGGAATCTTCTCGCCTTTCTTTACCCCCATGCTCTTACGCAGGGCACCAGGTTTCTTGATCGCGTCTTTGATCCAGTCCTTAGCCATTACTTGTAGCCTCCTCCTGACTTTTTGTACTCAACCGCAAGCATCTGTGCTTTACGGGCGCTCCATTGACCTGGTTTACCGCCTTTTCCACCGGCTTTTATGCTGTTAAACATCTGCTTACGCATAGTCGGCTTGGTGTAGTTACCGGCGGCGTTGACCTTTGACTTAGCCTTAGCCATTACCACTTAACCTTATCGGCCCAATACGCTGCGGACATCTTGCCCTTAGCGATATTACCGGCGTGGCGGGCTTTAAAAGACTCGCGGCGGTTGCGATAGGCTTCGGACTCCCCCTTTTTACGGGGGGAGCCGCTCACGCCCTGCTGGCCGAAGCGAATAGTCTTTACTTGCTCGCCCGACTTAGCCACAACCACGTGGCTCTTGGTCGGATGGCTTGGTGTGCGCTTAGGTTTGTTGTAGCCAGAGACGCCAGCTCGGGCCAAACGCGAGTCTCGGGTAGCCATTAGACGACATCGCCTCTCAGCCGCTTAAGGGTCGCTGCCGGGAGGGCGTTAAACTCGTCCTCCGTCAGCTGCATAACGTCGAATGCCTTTTCACCGCGTGCGGCAGAGCTCTCACCCGGCATATCAGGCGGCTGGGACTCGGCGGCCTTCATCTTGCGAGCGATATCGGCACGCTTTTTAGCCACTTCGTCGACCGGAGCGGCCTTCGTAGCGGTAGGAGCCGCCAAAGACGGGGTTTCCTGGGTGCTCATATCGACCAGATCGTACTCACGGAGGACGAACTTAGCCGCTTTTGACAGCGCAGCGACGGGGTTTTCGCCCTTAACGATAAATGCGTCGCGCAGATCGATCACTTCCTGCGTGTATTTCTCGTTGAACTCAGGGCTGTTGCGGTCGAAAACCGGGAAATTCGTCTCCAGCTCCGACGCGGCCTGCTGCAGAGCCGACATCTGCTGGCTCTGGGTGACCTTCTGCTCCATTTTCTGGGTCAGCTCAAACTCCAACTGGGCGCGTTCAGCCCGGCGGATCTCCTGACGCAGCGCCGCAGCCTTTTCATGCTGCCCGTCGAGCACCATGTTCTGGTATTCGACCTCCTTGACCGCGAAATCAAAGCTATCTGGGGCCGTCTCAGCAGCGGTTTTTGCTGCCATAAGATCATCGAGCTGCTTCTGCAGCGCCTTCTGCTTAGCCAACACCTCGTCGAGGCGCGACTTCGGCACCATCGGCTTC